CAATTCTGGAAACCGTACAATCACGGTTCGCTCTAAATACGACTCGGCCGCTACAACGGCCGAAAATCGGAACCTATGGGCCAACGCAGATTCCCTATCGGCCAACGCGGCCAATTCCCGGAAGTTAGAAAAACACTTCGCAACCGTTCCCGATATGAAGACGACAACAACGGATACTATCGGGGTTTGATTGACGAACGTGCGAATCAAACCGTTGGCACGGCACCGCGTTTACAAATCACGATTCCGGGGCAACCCGAGGCCGTTTCTCGGGCCGTTTCAAACCGATGGAACACATGGGGCGAAACAATTGGATTGCCCGATGATTTGAACCTAATGGATATCATGGAAACGCGGGACGGTGAAGCGTTCGCTGTGATGCGAACAAACCCGCGAATTCCGGCCACAATGCCGCAATTGGATTTAGTGGTTGTGGAAGGGGAGCAAGTCGCGTCCCCGCTATTCATGCCGGACAGATTCTTGACCGACGGCATCCGTTTTGATGAATTCGGCAACCCGATATCATTTGAGATTCTTGACCGGCATCCGGGCGACGTTGGCCTTATGAGCGGAAATTCGGCGTTGTATTCCTCACAGGTTTACGACGCCGACCGCGTGTTATATTTCTATCGGCGGCGGCGGGCCTCACAGATTCGAGCGGTTCCGGCGTTGGCATCATCATTGCCGTTATTCAGCCAGCTACGCCGGTTCACAACGGCCGTGATTGGGGCGGCCGAGTTGGCGGCATCGTTCGCGGCATTCATGACACAAAAAGGCGTCATGGGTGATAGCGGCGACGGTGACGACGTTGAATTTGAACCGGATGCGTTGCCTATCGTCCGCAACATGATTAACACGTTACCGCCGGATGCGGATATCAAAGCGTTTGACCCGTCGCAACCGGCACCGAGTTTCAATGAGTTTCGCGGCCAAATTCTGACCGAGGCCGGGCGGCCAATTTGTTCCCCGGAAAACATCACAACGGGCAGTTCAGCAAAATACAATTATTCCTCGGGGCGGTTGGATCATTTGCCTTGGCAGTTGGGAATTCGTGTCCGACGCGATAGAATGCGGCGTCATGTTCTGATGCCGTTGTTTCGTGCGTGGTATGAAGAGGCAAAACTGATTTACGGGTATTTACCCGATGGTTTGCCCGATGTGTCAACGTGGGTTTTGAAATGGCGTTGGGACGCATTCCCAAGTATCGACCCAGTTAAAGACGCAAACGCGGCGGACTTGCGAATTAAGGCGGGCATTTCCACATATGAAAGGGAGTGCGGCGAACTAGGCGAAAACTGGCAAGACATATTTGATCAACAATCTTTGGAAAACAAACGCCGGGCCGAACTAGGGTTGCCGTCTTACGATCTCTCAATTACGACAACGGACGAAAGCGGCACGCAGCAAACGACCGTAAGTAAATCGGCCAATACCGACGCGGTTGACCCGAATGCGGCAAAAGCGATTGCAGACGGGGCCGCCGTTCAGAATACAGCAATGAACGGGGCACAAGGTTCCGTATTGATTGATTTTTGTAGTCGAATTGTGACGGGCGAATTTCCGGCCGACGGGGCCGAGGCCGCAATCAAGGGTTGTTTCCCCGCTATGGATCGTGATTTGATTTCTGTACTTGTGGCGGCCTTTGCGGCACACTCGAAGAAACGGCCGCAACAAACAACGAACGGGAGCAACAATGCCAACAATTCCTAGCAAACAATCGGCCGAGGTTTGGGCAATTGATCAATCGGCCATTTTCAAACATCACGCCGAGGTGCAAATCGGCCGGATGATTGCAACAGAAATTGCGGCCGTCGGTAAAAGCAACATTGCAATCGTTCGCATTCAGGGGCCGCTATCGAAATCATCGGGATACTACAGCATTGGAACGGCCGTGTTGCGGAAGGAAATTCGAGCGGCCGCCGTTAATCCACAGATTAACGCGATTTTATTGGTGATTGATTCGCCGGGCGGCACCGTAGCGGGAACGTCCGAATTGGCGGCCGACATTGCCGAGGCACGGAAGGCAAAACCAGTTTGGGCATTTATCGAAGACGTCGGGGCCTCGGCCGCGTATTGGCTTGCATCACAAGCCGATTTGATTTACGCCAATTCGCCAACGGCGTTAATCGGTTCAATCGGAACGATTATCGTTGCCTACGATTACAGCAAAATGGCCGAGAAGGACGGAATCAAAGCGTTGGTCTTTGCTACGGGCGACATGAAGGGGGCGGGCGTTCCGGGCACCGAAATTACAGCCGATCAACAGGCGTATTTTCAGGGCATCGTTGACGAGGCTCAAAAATCATTTGACGCGGCCGTGATGCGTGGCCGGGGAATGTCGGCGGCGACGTTGGCCAAAGTGCGGAACGGCGGCGTTTATCCGGCGTCCAAAGCGTTGGAAATGCGTCTTATTGATGGAATTCAATCGTTGGATTCCACACTATCAAAACTGGCGAAGGCCAAATAACGTTAAGGGGTTTACCTATGGGATTCAATGAATTTGTTCGGTTGTTCGGGGCAAACCCGGAAACGCTGACGGAGGAACAACGTCAAGCATTCAACGAAGCGTTTCGCCTACGCCAGCAAGCGGGCACGACGCCGACCCCGTTGGTTTTCGGGGCGGGCCTTGCGGTTGACGCGGCCGCCGTTACGACAGGCACGCCGGGCACCGTAGGAGCAACCAACGCGGCGGCACCTACGCAAACCGTCGAGCAATACCGCAACCAAATGATTGCCGAGGCCGAACGGGTTGCAGCAATCCAAAAGGCCGCCGGAACCGATGCCGAGTTATACGCACTGGCATTGAAAAACAATTGGACGCCGGAACGTGTTTCAAACGAATTGGAATTAAAAACACTTCGGGCACGATTACAAAACGGGCCGTCCCAAATGCCGGGGAACACCGTTTTCACTAAGGGCAATATTCCGGCCGGGGCGACTCAATCCGCGATTCTCGAAGCGGCAATGGCTCTTGCATTGAACGGCGGGGACGTTAAGGCGATTGCAAACAATCATCAAGCCGACGTTATCCAATACGCACGCGACCAGTTCAAGACCAACATGACCGTTTCACGGTTATTGATGATCTCGGCGGCCGCCAATGGGATGCACTTCACGCCGGGCGAACGATTGAACGCGGGGAACCTCAAGCAAATTTTGACAACGGCATTTGCACCGGCGGCGACGTTCTCGGGGGCCAATGTCTCGGGGATTTTGTCCAACATTGCGAACAAGGAAATTCTTGCCGGTTACATGGAGGAAGACCAAAACTGGCGTGAAATTGCGGCCGTGAAATCGAACAACGATTTCAAAACGGTCACAGCGTACCGAATGCTGGACAACATGAAATATGAGAAAGTGCCAGCGGGCGGACGCATTCCACACGGGACAATCTCACAGGATTCTTACACTCGGGCCGTGGACACATACGCCAAAATGTTCACGTTGACGCGGAAGGATTTGATCAATGATGATATGTCCGCGTTCGCCGATCTCCGCGACCGTTTAGCACGCGGGGCCGCCCAAGCGTTCAACGATTTGTTTTGGACAACATGGCTTGCGGCCGTCGGTTCATTCTGGACAACCGCACGGACTAACTACATCGAAGGGGCAACCACGAATTTAGGGGCCGACGGCGTTGGCCTCGGCCTCGGGGTTAAAGCGTTCCGAACGATGAAATCACCGGGCAGCAGCACGCCAAACGCTGACGACGGCGGCAAACGATTGGCACGGACACCTACCAAAATCATTGTTCCGCCAGAACTGGAAACCGTGGCCGAGGCATTGTACAAGGCGACGAATTTGGCAACGGTGAAAGCGTCCGATGCGAACATTCACGGCGGGAAATACAAACCCGTAGTAGTGCCGCAATTGAGTGATTCCGCATATACGAACTACTCTACAACCGCGTGGTGGTTGGTGTGCGATCCACGAACAGCGGCCGCCGTGCATGTGTCATTTTTGAACGGCAACCAAACGCCGATCATTGAACAAGCGGACGCGGAATTTGATACGCTCGGCGTGGCGTTCCGTGGTTATCACGACTTCGGCGTTGACATGGCCGAAATCTACGCGGCCGTGCGTAGCAAAGGTGCAGCGTAACGCATAAACGAAAACAAATTTGTTGTGAAGATTCGCCCATAGTTTTGGATCAAAAAACATCTTGCATGAGGGGTTGAAAATGGCTCAGACACGAGCGATCAAATACACCGGGGACGAAACGATTAACCACACGCCAGCGGCGGCCGTGACCTCGGGGGACGTGGTTATTATCGGCGGCACCGGCGGCATCATTGGCGTAGCAATCGGGGATATTGCCGCCAGCGTTGAAGGTGCGTTAGCTATCGACGGAATCTATCTTCTACCCAAAAAAACCGGGGCAATCGTTGCCGGCTTGCCCGTATTTTGGGAACCGGCCGGAACGCCGGTTGTAGGTGATTCAACAAGCGGGGCCGCCAATCAAACCGGACAAGGCACCTATGCGGGGATTGCCGCCGAGGCCGCCGTAAGCGGGGCGGGTTATGTTCCGGTTTTGTTGAACAAACGAAACCAGCAACCAGCCAGCACGGTTGCCGCCACAGGTTCAACACAAGCGGACGCGGCACAATTACCATCGGCCGGGTTCTGCCTTGTGACGGCGGGCGACGGCACCAAGGGCGTTTTGTTACCGGCCGCCGTGGCAGGCTTAACCGTTACCGTGAAAAACAGTAGCGGTTCAGGGTTAAAAGTTTACCCGGCAACGGGTGACACAATCAACGCACTCTCAGCAAACGCGGCAATCACGATTGCTACGCAAACGTGCCCAACGTTCCATTGTTACGACGGCACAGCGTGGTACACAAACCCGCTATTGCCTAGCTAATCAAAGGCGGAAAAAATGGGGAACATGATTCAAAAAGGTATTGAACGATTACGCCAGTTGATGGAAACGCACAACAGCGTAACGGTTACATACTATCGGGATGATGTTCCCTATCCGGGCATTATCGCAACCATCGGCCGCACGGTGTTTTCCCAACAACGTGACGGCGGTTTCTCCGTTATTTTCGGGGATCGTGACTACCTAATTTCCGTGGATCAATTCCCGTTAGATGTACCGATGTTAGGCGATTACATCACCGAGGAATTGAACGGGGCAACGAAACGGTTCGAGTTGCTCGAACCACAAAACAATGAACCGGCGTGGCGTTGGAGTGATGCCGGGCACACGACGTTTAGAATTCATACCAAACTGGTTAATTGATAGGGGCCAACATGCCACAAATGACAATCACGACGCGGGCGTCGGTTCTCGGAAAAACAATCGAAGTCGATCAAACAATTACGGCCGATAGTTCGGTTATTGTTGATCCATCATTGGCACCGGCAAAAAGCGGAACGCTAACAACGCGGACGGACGCGAACACCGGGACGCTTACCATGAGTACCGGACACGGCATCACAACCGGGGCACGTTTAGACGTGTATTGGGCGACGGGCTACCGTTACGGAATGACCGTTGGAACAGTCTCAACAAATAGCGTTCCAATTGATGGCGGGGCGGGCGATGATTTGCCGACGGCCAATACCGCTATCGTTGCGATGGTTCCGCAGTTGGAAACGCTCACGATTGACGATACCGACGACGTTCAGGGCATGGCGGTTACTTGCCGTTCTAAAGCGTTGGCGGTGTTCCGTGATGCGACGGACGCGACGATATTGGCCGCCGAGGTGACGACAGGTTCCGACTATCTTTGGGATGGTTCGGGTACGGTTCCCCTCGGGGCATCGAACGACGTGAAAGACGTTTACCTATCACACGCGGACACGGCGAACACACGGCAAATCAACGTTGCTATTTTGAGAAACTAAACCATGAACGCTGAGATAATCGAAATATGTGACGCCGTTGTTTCGGCTATCAATCCGACGCTACCGGACGGGTTGACGGCCGAGCGGTTTTACATATCCCCGGCGGTTGATCTCAGCATGACCGAAGGTTACAAAATTTACGTCTACCCGACCGATTACAGCAGCAATCTAGCAACACGCGACCGCGACCTATACGGGCATTTAGTCGGCATTAGAATTGCCAAGCGTTTTACAGACGCTTCCGGCGTTCCATCAACGGCATGGGTTGACGAATGCGTGAATTTTGTTCGGTTCAATGTTGTGGGGCCGATTGAAACCAACACGAAAAAACTCACGGTTGAATCATCGACGGGAAACCCTGAAAACGACCGGGTTGCATTCGCTCGAAATAGCGAAATAACCGTATATGACCCGGAGTATCTGAAGAATAAAATTTTCGTTTCTGAAATCATAATTGAATTTGGCGATTACAAGACGTTCCGATGAACAAAGATAATTTCTTCGACCGAAAACTTGTGATTGCGGCCGTTGGAAAAGG